GGCCTACACCAGACGGTTCACAACCATACCAATTCGTGTACTGGCGTTTACGTCGTATTCAAGATGCTGGAAATGGTGTAAATATTCAAGACATTCCGTTCCGGTTTGTTAACTGCCTAGTGGCTGGGTTGGCTTACTATTTGTCTATCAAACTTCCTGGTGTTGACCCTCAACGGGTCGCTGGTTTAAAAGCTGATTACGAACAACAGTTCCAGCTAGCCTCCGAAGAAGATAGAGAAAAAGCCCCTGTGCGGTTTGTTCCCCGCAGGATGTTTATCGGGAGCTGGTAATGCCTAATAAGTTTTCATCTGGTAAATTTGCAATTGCAGAGTGCGATCGGTGCGCTTTTAGGTATAAGCTGACTGAACTACGGACTGAAATTATTAAGACTAAGCCGTATCAGTTAAAGGTTTGTAATACATGCTTCGACCCAGATCACCCACAGTTATTACTTGGGATGGTGCCTGTAAATGACCCACAAGCTGTACGGGAACCGAGACGGGATTTAAGTTATGTGCAGTCTGGTTTGACGGCGTATGGATATCAAGCTGGCGGAAGTCGAGATACGCAGTGGGGTTGGGCTCCTGTAGGTCAGGGGTATGACTACAATGAAACGCCCAACTATTTAGTGGGGCAAGGGCAAGTTGGAACAGTAACAATTAACTAGGAGTAGGATATGGGATATAAAAGCGCAGCTGACGGTGTAACAAGTAAAGGTAAAACTAAGGGCAAAAACCTTGGTGATTCCGGTTCTCATGTTGGCATCGAAATGGGTAAAAAAGTCGGTAAAGGTATTGCTGGCGGTAAAACTAACGACGACATGAAAGCAATTGGTCGTAACGAAGCTAAAATTAAAGCTAACGGGAAATAATCATGGCAAATAATAAACCAGCTAATAAATACGCACAGCCTCATGGCGTTCTTGAAAAGCTTCCTGCTATGTCAGAAGAAAAAGGTGCTAAGTACATGGACGAGATGAATATCTCTTTGGGTAATATCAGCAAAGATAACTACAAGCCTACTAAGACTTCTGGTATTGAAATGCGCGGTGGTAAAGCTCAGACTAAAGGCAAAATGTCACGTGGGCCAATGGCTTAAGGGTAAACCCTAATGAACTATGTTCAGCTTTATCAGGCAATACAAGACTACGCAGAGAATACTGAGTCGTTATTTGTAAATAACATTCCTCGCTTTGTGCAGGAGGCCGAAGACCGTGTGTATAATTCGGTTCAAATTCCGTCTTTGCGTAAGAATGTTACTGGTACGCTGACTTCTGGTAATCAATATTTATCGGCTCCAAACGACTATTTATCTACGTACTCCTTAGCTGTTATTGACTCAAGTGGTAACTACAATTATTTACTTAATAAAGACGTTAACTTTTTGCGAGAAGCATACCCAGGCGTTGCTTCTAATGGTACTACCTATCAGGGTACACCAGGCGGGGTTCCTAAGTATTATGCGTTATTTGGGTCACAATATAGTAGTGCTAATGAACTAAGTTTTATCATGGCACCAACGCCAGATAGCAACTACACAGCTGAACTGCACTATTACTACTACCCAGTCTCTATTGTTCAGGGTGCGTTGCCTATTAATTCACCAAATAATGCTGTACCAGCCGGTTCTATTACTACTACTGGTTCTGGCTACACAAACGGTTTTTATGCAAATATTCCATTGACTGCTAACACAGGTTCAGGTTCTGGGGTTACGGCTAACATTACAGTATCTGGCAACGTAGTCACTTCTGTGGCTATCACTAATGGCGGTAATTTTTATTCCGTTGGCGATACCTTGACTTGTTCTGGTAGCTACCTTGGCAATACTAACGCCACTCCTTTTGTCTATACTATATCCTTGGTCAATAACTCAACTGGTGAAAGCTGGCTTGGAGATAACTACGACCCCGTATTGTTCTACGGCTCTATGCGTGAAGCCATGCTGTTTATGAAGGGTGAGCAGGACTTAGTTGGTTATTACGAAACTAAATACCAAGAAGCCGTTGCGCAAGTTAAACGCCTTGGAGATGGTCTGGAGCGTAATGATGCGTACAGGAGAGGCCAGACCAGTCTGCCTTATAATCAGTTATGATAAAAACTTGCTGTACTTGTAAAATAGCTAAAGAAATATCAGAATTTCATTCTGGGGCTAGACGCTGTAAACCTTGCGCTATTATTGCAGCTAAAGAAAGTTACACTAAAAATAAAATTAAAATAAGTTTAGAAGCTAAAAATCCAACAAAAAAAGAATACACTAACGCCCTACGTAGGGCAAGATACGCAAAAAATTCTACCAATATACTTGCACGTAATAAAGCTTGGAAAAATAATAACCCAGAAAAAACGTCTTTATCGGTTAGTAATTGGCAAAAGAAAAACCCGAAAAAATGTTCTGCAAATACAAAAAAATGGGCGCAAGCAAATAAAGGTATTGTAAATGCAAGAACTCGAATGTACCAATTAGCTAAGTTAAACCGTACTCCAGCATGGCTTACAGATATTGACCGTGAACGTATTCAAAATGAGTATAAACTAGCTGAAATTCTTAGAAAAGTAACAAATCAGCAATGGCATGTTGACCATATAATCCCGCTTCAAGGTAAAATAGTGTCTGGGCTACATGTACCATCTAATTTACAAGTAGTTGTAGCCAAAGAAAACATAGCTAAAAGCAATAAATTTGAGGTTACTTTATGATTCAGCAGGGGCAGTGCAACATATTTAAAACTAATCTTTTAAGTGGGTTAGAGAATTTTGCGGCAGGGACTACTCAAAGTTATAAAATTGCCCTATATACAGGCAATGCCAACCTTAATAACACCACCACTGCATATAGCACAACCAACGAAATTACAGGTACTGGGTATACAGCAGGTGGTAAAACTTTGACTATTAGCCAAGTCCCAGTAGGGGATACTACTAATAACACCTCTTATGTGTCTTTTTCTAACGTAACTTGGACTTCAGCTTCCTTTACTGCTAGATGTGCTTTGATATATAATTCAACTACTGGAGCAGCTGTAGCGGTGTTGGATTTTGGTTCAGATAAAACAAATACAGCATCTAGCACATTTACTATAGCTTTTCCAACAGCTACTTCAACAACTTCTATTTTAAGAATTTCCTAGGAATAATCATGCAAATCGAAAAACAAGGTTCAGGCGACAGCGCTTTAGCTACGCTACAAGCAAACGTAACTGTACCCGAAGGTATGGGTATTGAAGGCAGCTATAACGTAGTATGCCGTGATTCACAAGGCAGTCTGAAATGGGAAGAAGAATTTCCTAACCTAGTCGTAGCTATCGGTAAGCAGTTGATGCTTGATACCTTTTTGCGTACTTCTGGCACATTTACAACAGTCGGCCCATTCTTGGGATTAATCAGCAATAACACTACGTTTGCCGCCGCTGACACAATGGGTTCACATACATGGACTGAGTTTACTAACTACACAGTTAGCGGTTCAGCGGTTCGTGGTACAGCCGTGTTTGCTTCAGCTACCTCTACAGGAACTACGCCATCTAATGTAACTTCATCTACAGCTACTGGTATTACTTATACTATTACTGGTGCAGGTGGTACAGTTTATGGTTGCTTCTTAGTTACAGGTACAGGCGCAGTTAATACACAAAGCTCAACAGCTGGCACTTTGTATTCTGAAGGAAACTTTGCTGTAGCTAAAGCTGTTACTGTTGGCGATACTGTTACTGTTACATATAGCACTACCGCAACAAGTTAAGGAGTCTTAAATGGCTCTTCAGCTGGCTGACCGCGTACAACAACTTGGCTCTGCGAACACGACTGTTAGTTTTAACCTAACGTCTACCCCCGCAGGGTTTCAAGCATTTTCTCCCGCTATAACAACGGGGAATACTCTTTATTACACAGCCTATGATGGCACTAACTGGGAAGTTGGTGTTGGTACACTTACGTCATCTAGCTTATTAACTCGTACTACAATTCTATCTTCTAGTAATGCTGGTGCTGCAGTAAGCACATTTGGGGCGACTGTAACGGTTTGGCTAGATTACCCCGCTGAAAAATCTGTCGTTGTTAATGACCTTGGTGATGTTCTTGTAAACCAATCCTACGATAATGGCACAGGAGTCCTACAAGTAACAGGAGCATCTAGCTTTAATGGTGCTGTAGTTGATAAGAGTCTGAACTTACAGGGTGGGAATAATTTACTATTGCAGAGTCAATTTGCTATTAGCTGGACATACGGAAATTCATCTGGAACATTGGCTTCTTCTACTGCTCCTGATGGAACTTTAACAGCAGATTTATTTATACCCAATACAGTAAACACTACACATACTATTACACAAACTAATGCGTTTACTGGTGTTGGTACATTTTCTTTTTATGCAAAAGCTCAATTATATACAGCAGTTTCTTTTGCAAATGGTCCTAATAATTATGTTCATTTTGATTTAACAAATGGAAATATATCAACATTGGGAACTGGGTGGGGAAATGCTACTTGTATTGCTACAGGAAATAGCTGGTATAGATGTACAGTAACAAATTCAACTTCTCAATCATGGGTAAATGTTACTATTTACGCTTTAAATTCTTTTATTTCTAATGGTAATACTGCTCCAAGTTTTGCTGGTAATGGAACTTCTGGCATCTACATCTGGGGCGCACAACTAGAACTAGGATCTGTAGCCTCTGCCTATACCCCTACCACTACAGCAGCAGTTACTACTACTAATAATATTAATGTGCCTAGTGGTCAGGTGTTGTTAGCGAGTGGTTCAGCAGCACTTCCTGCACTTGCTATTGCCAATTCAAATAGTGGAATTTATAGCCTTTTTAATGGAACTTTAGGAATTGTGCAGGGTGGCACATTATATCAATCATTTAATTTTATCCAAGCTGGCACTATAGGTGTAGGTACAGGTGCTTATGCTTGGGGGTCTTCTGTAACTGCTGGCGATTTATTTCTTTACCGTGACGCAGCCAACACTCTAGCGCAACGCAACTCTACCAATGCACAAGCCTTTAGACTATATAACACCTATACAGATGCTAGTAACTATGAGCGTCTATCTGTAGATTGGACTACTACTGCCAATACAGCAACTATCTCTACTCAAAATGCTGGTACAGGAAGTGCTAGGAATTTAGCAATAGGACAAGACTTATATGTTAATAGTGTAAGGGTAGGACTAGGTGGTGGTGGTGTAAGTACGAATTTAGCGGTAGGTAATGGTGCTATTAATGCTACTGCAACAGGTACAAATAATATAGCTATTGGACAATTTACTTTGTACAGATTATCTTCTGGCGTATCAAATTGCGCTGTTGGAAATCAATCTCAACCATTTGTATCAACTGGTTCTTCAAATTCATCTTTTGGAACTGCATGTTTAAATCAAAATTCTTCTGGACAAAATAATACTTGTTTTGGTTCAAATTCTCTTTATTGGCATTTAGGAAATAATACAACCGCATTTGGCGCACAGTCTTTAAATAATAATACTATTGCTAGTAATTTAGTTGCATTTGGACACCAAGCCTTACTTAACAACACCACCAACGTAGCCACACTAGGCACAATCACAGGCGGTACAGGCTATACCAATGGTACATATACTGGTGTAGTAATGACACTATCAAGTGGCTCTACTGCAATCACTTACCCTACTGCAACAATCGTAGTCGCTGGTGGAGTAGTTACCACAGTCACACTAACATCTAACGGTGTTGGCTTTAAAGATACTACGACAGTATTAACTGCCCCTGCCGCATCTATTGGTGGTACTGGTAGTGGATTCTCTGTGCCAGTAGCTACTCTGCAATCAGGTACAGGCAATGTGGCGGTGGGTTATCAGGCTGGGTATACAAACAGCGTAGGTTACCAAAATACCTTTACTGGCTATCAGGCTGGCTACGGAAATACAAATGCTTCTGGAAACTCGTTTTTTGGATATGTTTCTGGAGTAAACACCACTACAGGATATAACAACAGCGTTTTTGGAGCAAACTCTTTAGTAGGAAACGTATCTGGCGTTTTAAATACTTCCATTGGTTCAAGTGCTTTAAATAGCAGTATTTCAAGCTATAATACGGCAGTAGGAGCAAATGCTTTAATAGCAACGACCTCTGGCGGTTTAAATACTGCGCTGGGTTATAACGCTGGTCGTGGACAATCACCCTTTACAAATGCCAATACAACAGGAACAAATAATACTTATTTAGGATTCCAAACTGGTGGCTCTGCCAACAACAACACTAATGAAATGGTGATTGGCTACCAAGCAGTAGGACTAGGCTCTAACACTACAGTTATTGGGAATACAAGCACTACACTAACTCAGACCTATGGTGTTACTAAATCTACTAACTACACAGTAGCTACTCTACCTTCTGCTTCAACAAGCGGAGTAGGCGCAAGAGCATTTGTAACTGATGCTTTAGCTCCTGTATTTGGCTCTACAATAGCCGGAAGCGGTGCTATACCAATGACTTGTTTTTCTGACGGAACAAACTGGAAAGTAGGATAATTATGACAATCAAATTCACAACAACAATCACCTCAATGGAGGCTTATCCTCTTTACGAAGCAGTACCCTTGTATGTTTTTAGAGTTTACTGGAATTATGAAGGTGACGATGGTAAGTTTTCAACTGCTATGCAAGGCTCTACCGACATTCCAGCAAGTGACCCACAATCAGCTACTCCTTACGCTGACTTAACGCAAGAACAAGTCATGGGATGGGTTCAGACCTATACACCAGCATGGATGTGGGCAGAGTACACAGACAAGATTAGTGCATGGATTACGGCTCAATACACACCAGCAGTTGTTAATCCTCCGCTTCCTTGGGCTGCCCCTCCAGTAGTTGAGCCTATTATTGAGCCTGTAGTTGAGCCTATTATTGAGCCTGTAGTTGATATGCCGATTACTGACCCGATTACACCTGCATAATGTTTGGGTTTAATGCTTTTGCACAAGCGCCTTTTAATACACTAGGCAATAGCCTATACCCGCTTACGCTCGCAGAAAACCTAAACTCGAATGATTCAAGTACCCAAGTATCTACTTTTCTAAGCGTAATTACTGAGGCTATATCACAAGTCCTAGATATTCAAAGCGAACAAGATAACTTCTTTGAGGGCATAGTAGAAGGGTTTAGCCCAGCAGACTCGAGCTCTCAGCTTTTTGCATTCCTACAATCTTTAACTGAGAATTTGAACCCAGCTAATACGCAAATTATTACTGCACAGTTCTCCACAGCCCTAACCGAAGCCTTAAACTCCGCTGACGTAGTAACTATTTTTGCCCAATTCTTAACGGCGATTACAGAAAATCTAGCTCCTACTGACTTAATAAGCATCGCTGCTCAGTTTCCTCTGGCTCTTTCCGAGAATTTAAGCCCCGCCGACGTGGTTGCTATAACCGCTCAGTTCGCTGCCACAGTAGCAGAAAACCTTAGTCCAGCCGATTCTAGCACCCAGATATCAAGGTTCCTAGAGTCTATTGCTGAGAACGTAGGGGTTCTAGATTTGTTAATTGCCCGTGGATGGGTTAAAATCAATGATAATCAGACCATAACATGGAATGCGGCGAACAATGCAAATTCAGCAACTTGGGTTAATATTGGTGATGACCAGAATCCAAATTGGGTGCTAGTAAATAATACGCAGTTATAAAGGATAATTAATGTCAAGTACATACTCAACTTCACTGCTCTTAGAGCTTATCGGTAACGGAGATCAATCCGGTACTTGGGGGTCTACAACCAACAATAACCTAGGCAACTTGATTGAGCAAGCAATTACTGGGGCTCAAACCATTAACTTTGCTGTAGATGCAAACCGCACCCTAACTAACTTTAACGGAGCGCTGGATGAGGCGCGTAATGCTGTTCTTGTAATCACTACATCCGTTTCATTAACTGGCACCCGCCAAGTTGTAGCCCCGCTGGTAAATAAACAATATGTGGTCTATAACAATACAGGATACACAATTACCTTTGGGGGTACTTCTGGTGGTGTAGTTACTATTCCAAACGGCATGGTTACTGCGGTTTATTGCGATAGCACAAACTTTGTTGCCGGTATTAACGGTGTTCCAGGAAACTGGACGGTAAACGGTAACTCTACAATTAACGGCAACGAAACAGTAAAAGGCAATATTGCAGCTAGCTCTGCTGTTTTTGTGGGTTCTATTTCAGGCACAACCCTTACTGTTACTTCTGTTACCTCGGGAACTATCGCTACTGGCCAGTATCTTAATGGTTTAGGTGTGACTCCTGGAACAACAATTTCTAGCGGTAGCGGAAGTAGCTGGGTTATAACCCCATCCCAAACCGTATCTAGTACAACAATTACTGCAAACGGTATTGTTAATGCTGGCGCTTTTGTTGGTGACGGTACATACTTAACTGGTACAGCTCCTAACTTAAACATTGGCGGCAACGCAGCAACTGCAACTTTTGCTACAACTGCTGGCGGTACTTCAAGCTTTACTGGTGTGGCTAACCCACCAAGCGGTGGTACTGGTTTAACCAGTGTGCCTTTAAACTACTTGGTTTCTGGTAACACTACTTACCCATTTAATACTGTAGCTCCTGGTACAGCCGGTAACGTTCTAGTTTCTACAGTTTATGGCGCTGCTACTTTTGTAGCTGGTATTGCTGCAGGTACGCTGACCGTAGCTTCTATTTCGTCTGGCACTTTAACTGAGAACGCTGTTATTGCCGGTACTGGTGTTACAAGCGGCACAACAATTAACCAGCTAACTTCTGCTAGTTCTGCAGCTGCAACTCAGTCATATTCAAGCGGCGGTGCTATTGGTGCTAACACAATTACTTTAAGCTCTGCTACAGGCGTCGTTGTTGGGCAGTTAGTTATTGGTACAGGCGTTCCTAGTAATACATTTGTTCAGTCTATTTATGGTTCACAAATTACGTTATCTAAAAACTTAACTGTCCAAGCTGCAGGTACATACAACTTCTACACACCGGGTGGTACTGGTACTTACGTTACAACTCCAAGCCAAACAGTATCTTCTGGTACTACAATGACTGCAAGTAATGGAACTTATCTTTTAAGTTCCTCAGCAACAACTCTACCTGTTGCGTGGACAAGCGTTACTGGTAAACCAACTGTAGTTAGCTACTGGACAAACGATGCAAACTATATGAATGCAGCCAGTGGTAGTGGGTCTGAGTATGGCAATGCAAACCCGCGCATAAGTTCTGTGTCTTTGTCTAGGTCTGGAACAACAGCGGTTTTGTCTGTCGGAACAAACTGTAACTGTAACTGCAACTGCGACTGCTAAGGAAAAATTATGAACTTATATACGCTACAAAATACTAATCCTATATCAGTTTCCGCTGTTGATGTAACTCGTGTTGATAATGCTATTACATTTGCGGTTACAACAATAAATACTGCTGATAAAAACCCAAGAGTAGATACTTTTACTTTAGACTACAGTTTGTTATCAGCCCGTTCAGATTTTGAAGATAGCACGCAATGGACTATCGGGTATAACCCAGAATATGCACCCCAAGGTGGCGGCCCTCTATTTATTATATATAACACTTTTAAAGAAACATTCCCAACTAAAGGAAAAAGTGGTACTTTTACAGCAAGACGTGATAACGTAAATATTATTTTTTCTTTGTATGTGCCGTTTAAAAACTCTTCATTAGATGAATGTTCTTTACTAGTAGTTAGTGAAGACATCACAAAGATAACAGCGGATTCTTCTTTTTCAGCGCCTATTGTAGTAACTGATAGACTTAGCATTCGCCCTTTAGTAATGCCTTCTGTTCGCGCTGTATCTACTATTGTTGTTATGCAAGACTTAGATATTGTGCTCCAATTGTGTAAAGATGGGCAAGACATAAACCATACCGCTACTTTATATTTAGCATGTGATACAGGTTCCTTATCTTCTTCAGTTATTAAAACAAATAGCAGCGGGCAAGCAACCGTTCGTATTTATGGGGATCCCCACCGTGCTGGAGAAGTAGGTGTATTAAACGTTGGCTTCAAGTATTGGAGCGGCGAGCTTTACGTAAATTACATAACCCCTTAAAAGAAATTACAAAAAACCACATCATGGCTAAATTTAAATTAGATTGTCTTGACGCCCTTAAACCAGAAAAAAGAAAAACATTTTTGTATGACAATGCAACTTCGGAACTTCTAAATGAAGACGGCACTCTATTTGATTTTGGTGTTATTGTTGTTGACCTAAAACAATATAAAGATGTAGCTACCCCAAGCAAAGATAATCCAGTTGGTAAAAGCCGTAGAATTAAACGACTTAAAATCCAGCTTGGCCTATCTTGTAATTATGAGTGCTCTTACTGCAATCAGAGGTTTGTACCCCGTGCTGATGAAACTAATCCAGATGATATTGAGCCATTTTTAAAACAACTCCCTGTTTGGTTTGATGGTGGTGAAGATGGAGATGGCAATGGTGTTCGTATTGAATTTTGGGGTGGTGAGCCTTTTGTATACTGGAAAACTTTTAAACCCTTAGCTACACGTATCCGTGAAATGTACCCTAAAGCAGAATTTTTGGTTATAACTAATGGCTCTTTACTTGATCTAGAAAAAAATCAATGGGTAGATGACTTAGGTTTTATGGTAGGTATATCCCATGATGGTCCAGGATATCATGTACGTGGTGAAGACCCATTTGATAACCCAAAACAGTTTGCGGCCATCAAAGATTTGTTTGACCGACTAAATCCTAAAAATCGTATAAGCTTTAATGCTACATTAAATAAAGACAATCAAAGCCGCACTGCTATTGGCGAGTTTTTTGAACAACGTTTAGGGATTATGCCTGTTATTGGGGAAGGCAGCTTTGTTGACCCATATGATGAAGGAGGCGCAGCTTCTTGTTTTGATGACCCTGCTGATTTTTTATCCTATAGAAACAAGTACTTAGCCGAATTGCGAGATGGTGGGGCTAAAAACTTTAGCGTGCTAACTGAAAAAATATCCGATTTTACTGACTCCCTTTTAAATAACCGTCCAGCTTCTGCATTAGGGCAAAAGTGCTCTATGGATAAAAAAGAGCATATAGCTGTAGATTTGCACGGAAATGTACTTACTTGTCAAAATGTATCTACAGTTACTACCAGCGCTAACGGTGAAAGCCACAAAATTGGCCATGTATCTGATTACAATAATATAAAGTTAAACACAGTTACTCATTGGTCGCACCGTAAAGAATGCCCAAATTGCCCTGTACTTCAAATATGTCAGGGTAGTTGTATGTTCTTACAAGATAAGCTATGGGAATTAGGTTGTGATACTGCTTTCTCTGATAATATTCCTATATTTGCTGCGGCTATTGAAGCTATGACTGGGTATATTCCGTATTACATTGATGGCCCACAAAGAGATGACCGTAAAGACATATTTGGACTGGTGCATGGCATTCCAGAGCGTAAAGCTAAAAAGCCTTTTCCTATCCCTGTAGTATCAGCTTAAGGAGCTACGATGTTTATTTTTAATTGGGTGTTTGACAAGTTAGGCTACGTGCCAAAAATTAAGGTAGATGCTGGAGTAGTTGCAGCGTGGCCTTTTCCTGCAATAGAGAAACCTAAAAAGCAAGTAAAAAAGCCTGCTGTAATTGCAAAGAAAGTAGCCCTTAAAAAAGCTACAACACGCAAACCTAAAGCAAAATGAAAGACTTTCTTAACCAGCTTCTTACTGGTAGGGATAACCATACGCAAGATATTGCACGGTGGAGTTGGTTAATTTGTTTACTTGCAGTGATTGCCTTAGCTAGTTATGAAGCAATGCATGGTGCTGTTAGTCTACGAGAGTTAGCAGAAGCGTTTGGTATTGTTGCTGGTGCGCACGGGGCTGCCGTTATGATGAAAAAAGACGCGGAGCCTCAATAATGTGGGGGCTTTTAGGTAACTATGCAAATCTCGTCAAAGCTGGACTTATTGTTTTTGCTATATGCTTGGTGTTTTTTGCTGGCTGGCATATGCGGGATAGGGATTTTACTGCATACAAAATGGCAATACAAATTGCAGCAGAGAAACAGCAGGCGCAAACGGAGTCAATCCAAAAGCAACACGAACTTGTAACCAAAGGAATTTCTGATGAATACGAAGCTAAGCTTGTTGCTCTTCGCAACTACTATAAGTCTACTAGCGTGTGGAACAACCCCAATAGCAGTACCATGTCCGGTATTTCCACAGCCCCCAAGTCAGCTGATGTTATCTCCGCCTACAATGAACTTGCTGGAAACTGCGCTCAAACCACGCTAATGCTAGTTGAATTACAAAAATGGCTTAACGAACAGATTGGTATTAAATGAAAGACAACTTTGCAGATGCCCTAACAGCACTTTTAGTCCACGAAGGCGGTTACGCAAATAACCCCGCAGACCCGGGGGGTATGACAAACCTTGGAGTTACTGCCTCAACATGGGCTATGTGGGTAGGGCATGATGTAAACGAAAAGCAGATGCGCGCTCTAACGCCATCTATTGTTGCTCCTTTATATAGAAGGAAATTTTGGGATGCTTGCAGAGCTGATGAGCTTATATCTGGTCTTGACTACGCTGTTTTTGACTACGCTGTTAATTCCGGGGTCGGGCGTGCTATTAAGG